CTATTGCATGAGGCAGGTGTCCCCAGTCGGGTCCAATGGCAGCAGTCTCTTTCCAGTCACTATAGACTGGTGTCCCAACGTTTAGTGCCTGTATGTATCGATATGACCACCACGTACCGTCTCCTCTTATTGGAGAGATGATTGCCCCCTTTGCCTTTGAAATCTGGTCTGAAACTAGATCATCGGTCCAACCCTTATTCCACTTCATTAGAGACGTTGGTTTAGTTAGGGTATCGATTAACTTTTCGGTCTGTTTGTTGCTAAAGCTGTCTACCACCCACTTGTCTCTCTTTTCTTCTGGAAACCTGTTATCCAAAATAAAGTGAGAATCTAAGTTAACTCCGATAAAGTTTTTGTAAGAGTTTGGAAGAATGCGTGTAATTGCCAACTGAGTAACATTTTTCCAAGGAAGGCTAGGCCATATTGTAGTTGGCCACTCTTGATTGGCAAGTTTGTATACGGCAGAAGATATTCTGCTTGATAGGGCAATGTCTGAAACTACATCTTTATAGCCTTTTCTGTAGGCATAAAAATCTTTCATCAAAGTTGTTGGTTTAGCGTCTACTGACTTTAGGCTGGACGCCAAGAGTGTCGTGTTAGGAGCATCAATAAAAAGAGTCAGTTTATCAGAGGACCAAAGCATGTCAATGATATTTAACGCTCCGTACACTCTATTGGCTCCTAGACCAGTAATTGGTCCTACGCCAACAATGACTGAGTCGTACTCGTCTAGTTGCTCTTCAGTCATCTTTACATCTGGATCTCCCCAAACTACCTCATGACCAGCCCTAGATAAAACTTTTTTAAGTAGGCCAGCAAAACTCATGTTTTTTGTGTTGGCACTCGGGGACGCCTGCGGGGCAGTCATTCCGGTTAGAAAAATCTTTGACATTTGTTCCTATTAACAAAGACACCGCCCGCCCTTTCGAGCGGGCGGCGTCTAAATGATTACCTACTAAAACGGGGCGTTAGCAGGTGCTGCCAGCGGAGTAGCCGGAGCCGGAGCTGGGGCAGGGGCTGGAGCTGGAGCAGGAGCTGCGGCCGCAACTGGTGCGACAGCTGGAGCAGCGGTTACATTGTAGTAACGGCTGATCTTGTTCTTCTTAGCACCCTGGTAGATTTCCGAACCAATCTGAGCACGGAAAGTCTTTCCAGCAAGAGTGGCTTCGATCTGAGCGTTCGAAGGGTTGTTGGTCGTGAAGAACTCACGTGGGATACCTAGGGCAGCCATCTTTGAGAAGAAGATGCCAAGAGCGTTCTTGTTCTCGGGGGAGATGGTGATGTTGTCCCAGATAAAGCGGTTAGCATAAGGACCAGTAAGGACCTTTGCCTTTAGCTTAAACATGGTCTTACCAGTGCTGGTAGTACCTGCTGGTGCCTCTACCACCTGGAGATCGTAGTCTCCGTCTGGCAGTGGCTCGTAGTTACCGGTGGCCTCGCCGGCGTCTTTTACTAGATCGGCCCAGTTGAGTGAACTCATAACTGTTATTATTCCTTAATTTAGGGGTGGGTTGGGCGAAGCCTAGGCAGACTTCTTTTTCTCGGTCTTTTCACCGAAAATCATGTCGAGCATACGCTCGATGCCAAGGTCGTGCTGTTCGACAATCTTGCCGAGACGTCCTTGAACGCGCTCTCCAGCTTCAACCTGGTCCGTACGCTCCACATACATACGGCGTGCCTTGTATGGCAACTGGGTTGGGTCTGGATTTGGGATAGTTTCGTTTGCAATGTAGCCAAGTACGTCATAGAAGTACGGAGCTTGAATTGCAAGCTGACCCTGTAGATATGGGTGCATAATGTTGTCTTGTCCACGGCGGGCCATGGCAGTCAGCACTACAGCTTCCAAAGGCTGGGTTGGGTGCATTGTTAGGTCACGCAAGTCGCGAAGTAGAGCGCCCATGTGGCGAAGTAGCTCGCCCCACTGTTGCATCTTCATCTGCTCTGTGCCTGCAATGTTGTCCATGCACTTGACCTGTAGCTCCGAAATGGAGTCAATAATCAAGCTCTTGAACTGGTGCTTGCCGCTCTGAAGCCACTGGAAGGCCTTCATAACGACGTCGTAGTCACGAACCTGGACTACAACTGTATCCCATGTGCCGTCAGCCACTGGTGGCTCCTCGCGCATTGGGTCCCAATACTTGACGTTGATTGGAAGGAAGCGGTGGCCACCCTCTACGTCGAGCATTAGGCGTGGATATGGTGCTGTGACAGCAAAGGTGGACTTTCCAACCTTTGATTCACCGTAGACCATGATGGTCAAGGAACGTTGTACGTCTGACATCACTCACTACCTTTCTTCTCTTCATCTTTACCGTAGTATCCGTATGGGTCAGAGACCTCATACATCTGTTCAATGGCTGCCTCAGCTGCGCTACCATCGTCAATCATAGGACAGATGGTATAGAACTGGCACTTCCATTTGCAGTCTTTGCTCGGGCTTGGGTAAGCCACGAAGTTTGGGTCTGATCCGGCATCAAGAGCCTTCTTGACCGTCATCAGATCACTAATAGTACCATGAATACGTTGCCAAAAAGCACGCATTGTGAAAACATTGTGGCGAACTTCAATCTGGTCGTAAAACGGTGGCTTTGCATTTGCCGTACGCTTTACTTTCTTCAGCATGGTAAAAATACCACCCTCGGAGCGTTCGCCTGGTTCTTTGTTCTGTGCAGACTCTAGGAGCATGTAAGTCAAAATCTGCTCGTTCATTTGTGCTTGGTTGGCAAAGTCCGAGAACGAGCCACCGACAGTCTTGAAGTCGCGGAACATGCGGACTCCATCTGTCTTACGACGTACTCTCATGTCAAGCTTACCTTGAAGAACTACCTCGCCGTCAAACAAAGGCATACTGATGATTTCTTCATTGGAAATCTTTTCCAAGTTAGCATCGATACCCTCTTCATCCATCCACTGTAGGTAGCCCTCTAGCATGATGCGACCAAGTTCTGCTTCCGACTCTAGGTCGGTTGTGTCTCGGTACTCTGCAATAAGTAGGTCCATATCCTTTTTTACAAGGGCAGCGTGTGCCTCTAGCAAGCCGACCTCTCCGTCTGAAGAGTAGTACTGATCTAGAGCTTCGTGGATGCGAGAGCCGAGGGCTAGAGCACCTGTGTAGTCTTTCTGCTTGGGCTGTAGACGTCGGTAGTAGTTTAGCCACCACTTGCGTCGGCAGTCCTTGAACACCTGAATCTCTGAGTTAGAGAGTGTGTATGGTGCTTGCACTTCTAGTGTCGTTTCGTCATTCATGTTTAGAGCTTACCAGCCTTATCGTCTTTTAGCAACTCCAAAAGTTTTGCCTTGTCGTGGACAATCTGTTCGAAGTTATCAGCTTTGGTTTCAAGAACCTGAAGAACACGTTCTTCAATAGTTCCCTCGGTTACGTAGTCCATGATAATCACGGAGTCGTGAATCTCTGAACCGATTCGGTGAATGCGGTCTAGAGCTTGTTTGTGGTCAACTAGTGACCACGGCCTTTGTAGCATAACAAGACGGCGACCGGCTGTCAAGGTAACGCCTACACCACCCGCTTGGGCAGTGAATAGAATCCACTTGATACGCCCAGACTGGAAGTCATCAATAGCTTTTTGACGCTCTTCTTCGGACTGAGCACCGGTGATTAGACCATGTGCAATACCTTCTTTAGTCATGCGAGCACTTAGTAGCTCAATGAGCTGCCTAGATACTGCACATACAGCCACAGAGTCGTCTCCAAAGTCACCAGACTTGATATCGTCCATCACAGCATCCACCTTACACGATGGCTCTGACAAAATAACCTTTTCTTCCAAAGTAGTTTCATCTACAGTGATCTCTGCGAACGAGCTGGCTAGTTGGTTCAGTCTGGTAGTTTGTGTTAAAACACTAGGGGCCACTACAGCTCCGCCACCGCCCTCAAGCTCTGCAATCATTGTGTCTCGCATCTGTTCGTAAGCTTTCTTCTGCTTTGCAGACATTTCAATGTCGCGACGTTCAAAAACCATTTCTGGTAGCCAAGGTAGCACTCGAGCTTTTAGCATTCGACGCATACGTGGATTGATTGTTGCTTGGAACTCTGCCTCCATTGAAGGCTTTACACCCAGAACCATCATTCCGCCAAAAGCGTTTAGCATGGTGTCAATCATACGTTCAATCCACCTAGTTCGGCTAGGCCACTCTTCTGGGGAAAGCCAGTGCAGGATCGGCCACATGTCAAGTACATTGTTTGCTACTGGAGTACCTGTGAGAGCAAATCTAATCTGAGCATTTCCGGTTGCCGACCAAAGTGCTCTAGTTTGCTTAGACTTAGGATCCTTTGAGCGGTGAATCTCGTCAGCAATAACCGACTTAAAGTCGATTGTATTTAGCTCTCTAATGTGAACTTCACATCGAGCTTCAGTGACTCGTTCATCATGACCGCCACACTCTGAGCAACGTGCTAGTGCGATTGCACCATATGGCGACAAGCGTGAGTGTGAGCGTAGTGACTCCCAGTTGATTACGTAAACGTCAGCCTCTTCTTCAAACTGCTTACGCCGCTGGGTAGCGGTTCCTTTGATAACCTGTACTTTTACTTCTGGCCACCACTTTTTGAACTCGCGTTGCCAGTTCTTTTTTAGAGTGTTCGGGCAAACAATCATGGCTGGAAATACTGCTTCACCATTGTCTTGTATTGCCTTTAGGGCACGGATTGCCTGAGCAGTCTTACCAAGACCTGGCTCATCGGCAAGCAGAGCTCGCTTAGCGGTGGACAGAAACTTAACACCAGCTCGCTGGTGAGGAAATAGGTCTTGATCTCCCTCTCCATCTGGGAGTTGCTCTAGGTCTCTAAGGGCATTTGCTAGGTCTACTCGGTTAGCACGCTCGTTAACGGCCCAGGCCGAGAGTTTTTCTCCCAGCACTAGGTCGTCACGGAATGTCGATCGTAGAGCCAGACATGCTGACCAAGATACGGGTAGTTTCCACATTTCATATTTGGAGTCATAAGTTGCTCCTGGGATGCTCTTACAGAGCTCCTTAAACCGCCAGTCTGCGGAAATGTAGATGTGTGTGCCTGGTTCATCCAGTTCAACACTAACAGGCATCAATGCCTTCCTTTCGTCGCTACATATAGATACTAACACATTTTAGCAAATATTATTTCTAAAAACGCTTAGTATCTCAAAAATGTTTTTTAATTTAGTAGTTTGGTTGGTTTCCAACCGCTCTTGACTAACCTTAGCAGACCGTGTCTGATGCTGTCAAGTGCATGTCCTTCGCCACCTCTGTGCCAGTAATCCAGCTTTTTTAGCTTTTCATTGCTAAACATGGCTTTTGCATCGGCTGGAGACTGAAAGTATATGTCGTCTGGCTGACGACCGTTGTCCATCATAATCTGTTTTAGGATACCGATCTGCTCAAGCGAGTATGGTGCTTGTGCATTTTTAACGGTTTGGGAGTTGATTGTAAATCTTTCACAGACTATTTCTAACCTGGCTCCCTGAGACTGAGAGTATGAAAATGATCTACGAATAGGGTCTGCGTACTCGTGTTGCTGGTATTCTCCGGACCAAAGCATTTGTGGCTCTTCGTTCTCATTCCAAATAAAGTAGCACATTCCGGTAGCCTTACCTGGATCTACTGCAAGGATATGTCTAGGCATATTTCTGTCCCCAGTTCTCTAGTGGGCCGTCGGCATCCGCTGTGAGCGGAACAGCCCAGCCTTCAGTTGTAGTCATGCATTGACGCACCAGTTGCTTAATCTCTTCTGCATCTTTACGTGGAGCGTTCAGCACGATCTCGTCATGTACTGGCACAATAAGCAAATCAGTCAGGTCTGCTTTGTCTAGTTTAATAAGGTTGCTTTTAAACACTTCAGCAGCTCCTCCTTGAATTAAATAGTTAACCAGAGTATACACTCGATCACTGTCGCAAGGCAAGCGACGTCCAGTCCAGGTATTTACGTAACCTTGGCCCTCTGAGCGTAGTCGTCGCATTCCAATGTCTTCCACTTGTTTCTGGAATAGGGTCATGCCTGGGAATCTTAGGTCAAAAGCATCAGACACAGCCTGCATCTGGTCTTTAGGTACGCCAGCAGTCATAGCCTGTTTTTCAACGCCTGCACCATATAAACGTCCATAGACCACACCTTTAATCAGAGAGCGTCGCTTATCTGACTTGACCATGGTTGGGTCTTGATAAATCTCGCGGCCGATTTCAGTAAATGGATCTGACCCAGTGGCATCAGCTAGGTTGAACAGGCTAATCAAGTTAGGGTCTTGAGACAGGGATGCAAACATACGGAACTCGACCTGATCAAGGTCGGAAGTTACAATTACATGGTCGTCATCCTTAGGTAAAAATGCTCGGCGTACAGTGTCGTCACCCTTTGGCAGAGTTTGAAGTGCTGGGGCAGTGATCGACATACGTCCAGTGCGAGCACCTAGAGTCTTTACTGATGGGTGCAAAAATCCATTGACATTGTCATCGATAAAGTTTTTAAAATACGTGTTGGCTAACTTGTCTGCTTTTCGCTGTTTGAGCACGACATCTGCCAGTTGCTGTACTTCTGGTGTTCCTTCAATCAGTAGTTTTTTAAGTTGGTCGGCTGACGCGGATTTTTGTCCAGATGGGGTCAGTTCCGTAATCTCGGCTCCGAGACTTTCAAATATTTTTACGAGCTGGATGTTGCTGGTAATAGACAAACCATAGTTTTGTTTTCCCCACTCTTTTACTTGCTCGGTGTACTGGATTAGTTCGTCAAACTTACGCTGAGAATACTCTAGGTCTACCCTGGCACCATTTAGTTCCATACGAGTGACTACTTTACGAGCTGCCATCTCTAGTTCATATGCCTGTGAGTATGGCTGACCTGGGCCACACTTCTCCCAAAACTGCTCAAAAAGACGCATAGTTAAGACAGTATCAAGAGCGCCATAGGCCCAGTAGGGCTCAAAGCTTGTTGGTACTGTACCCCAAGTCCAGCCATTTTTGGCTAGTTCTTGGTCTAGAACGCTCTGCAGTTGAGCAGCCTGTTGGTCAACATATTGGGAAGTGAGCTTCTTCAGGGCTCCTGAGCCTAGCGGGTCAATCAACTGAGCCATAATCATGGTGTCATGTGCTCGATGCCATGGAATGTCCCATCGTGACTGAATGTCAAACCACTTGGCCTCAAAAGCAATATTGTGGCAAACGATAGGGCCCTCAAACTTTTGCATAGATTCATAAAATACGCCAGACCACTCGTCCCACGGGATGGACCATCCGGTCATGCCATCGCCAACTTGAACTAGACGTAGTCGTCCGTGCCACGGAGACAGTGCGTCGGCCCTGGGCCGTCCAGGTAGTTCTCCAGTTTCGGTATCGATTGCAATAGCGTTGTGCGGTCTACGCTCTCCTAGCCAAGAAATAAACTTTTCGGCTTCAGAGACGCTGTTGACTAGATTGAGTTGTACTCCGCCCAGTCCTTGGTTCATGTTAGTCCTTAATCACTTGTACAGAGATATTGCACTTACGTAAATAGTCAAGTACAGTCTCGGGATTGCGGTGTAGATCTGCTTCTCGAACTCTCGCCACAACTCTGGATAGTCCCGAGTTGCTTATGAGCTTAGCACACTGCATGCATGGAGCGCAAGTTATAAATATAGTTCCATTCAAAACAGCGGATCTATCCACATAAAGAAGTGCATTTGCTTCGGCGTGAATAGCTGGACACCCCTCGTAGTCTGAGCCTAATCCAGTTTTCCCTTGAGCGCGTTCGCACCAGTTGATGCACTCGCCCTCTGCTACATACCCTGCTGCAGATCCGTTGTATCCTGTAGAACAGATTCTTTGGTTAGCGTCCACTATAACGGCCCCTACTTGGGCTCTAGAACATCTAGATCTTTTTGCTACGGTATCGGCTACTTCAAGCCA